CGAATCCAGGTAACTGATAGGCACTGCAAGTAGGAGTGAAAGCGCCAGGCAAGCTAAACAGGACCACACGCTTTCCATTGAAAAGTTCTGCAGATGTTTTATTTACAAACTCGCCAGATTCACGAAGTACAAACTGCACTTGTGGAACTTCATATTGTTCTTTACGCATTTTAACCTCCATCAAAATACACCGGGAATAATTTGACCAGTAACAAGGTATGACCCCATAGCAGATACAATTCCAATCATTGCTGCCCAACCATTAATACGTTCACTGCGCTCGTTAAAAAGATTTTTCATTTATTTTCTCCTTGATAAAGGTGTTGTTGTTTAAGATTAGGGTCTGGATTACATACCAGTTTTTCTTTTACAGGTTTGATAACAATAAACTTGTCATTCTTTAGGGTGCCTGCCACCTTTACTTCAAGTTCTAGATTATTCCAATCTAGACTTTGGAGAGCAACTCCAAGTTGCCCCAACATTCCAGCACTCACAGGTTTTCTTCCTGTTCAGTAAGAATAACACAATCGCTAGCGGGATAAGCAACACAGGTTAGAATAAACCCATCTTCCATTTGTTCATCATCAAGGAATGATTGGTCACTATTGTCTACCTGACCACTGATAAGTTTACCAGCACAGGTAGAACAAGCACCAGCACGACAGGAATAAGGAAGGTCAATATCTGCTTCTTCAGCAGCTTCAAGAATGTATTGATCGTCAGTACACTGAAAAGTACTTTCAGTGCCATCAGAAGAACGAAGAGTGATGTTGTAAGTTTTCATAAAAATCAGTAAGTTTTAGATAGTTGATTAATGGAGTGTGCCAACAAAACAAAGAAGGCAACACTTGTGATTGTAAAGATTATTTCGGGCATTTTTTGTCTCCTGGAATACTAGTGAAAACCAGCACCAGACATCCAACCCTCTTGGAAGTTTTCAGAACCTCCTAAAGAAGGTAGAGGATCAAGTGCTATAGTTGTAGCAACATTCTTTGTTGCAATCTGATACATAACCTCATGGATATTTTCTGGTTCTTTGGGTTGAGGTTCTTCATACTCAGAAATCAATTGTAAATCTGCCTCTGCTTGCTCTCTTGCTTCTTTCAAAGCTTTCGCAGCAACTGATTTTTCTGTTAAAGGAGCAGGACCAAACCAAGGGTCATCCTCCAATACTTCAGGAGCAGGAACACCAACATAAGTCAGATTCATCTTTCTTCAGAGAACGCCAAAGAACAGTTTACCAGTAATTGCATAAGAAATCAAGGCTGCTACAAAACCCATCATTGCCCAACGACCATTCATCTTTTCTGCTTTTACAGCATAGGGTTCAATACCATAACGCTCAAGATCTTCCTTGGTCATATACATGGAAGGCTCTTTAGCCCACATATTCACTTGTCCAAACTCGTTTTTTGTTACAGTCATTGTCTTTTTGTAAAGATTTATAACACAATTATATAGCAAAAATAAAGAGGGGTCAAGCCCCTCTTGTTAGAAAATCCTGACAGATTAAGTATTAATACTTATCTCAGTTTATGAGTAATTTATCAGAAGGAGTAACGAACCTTCAGTTCACCACCAAGAGCGAATACTTCGCTGTCAAAACCATACTCACCAGCAACTTTGAATTTACCAGTCAGATTGTTAGCAATAGGGAAGTTAACACCAACTTCACCAACAGCAACACCCTCATCGGTGCCACCATTGTTCCACTCATAACCAGGACCAATTTCACCAAATACGGTTACACCATTGGAAGCTTTCTGCTCGTAACCAACACGAAGTTCGGTTTGAGCACCAGTGAAATCACCACCATCGGTAATGACGCCAGCACCGGTGGTCTTGCTCTCAACATAAGGGCCAGCGAACGCAGCGGTGGCAAGGAAAGGAGCAGCAGCAACAGCTGCGATTGCGGATTTAAACATAATAGTACCTCTATATTTTCTCGCAGAGTTATACCTGCGGATGTAAGGAGTTTCGACTAACTCCGTTTGATTCAGTGACTCAACGAGTATTTGAGGTCTCATCACTTGAACATATTTATTTTAACATTCTCTTTGGGATCATGTCAAGTGTTTTGTTGGGCAGCAGAATTTTCAGTTACCCTTCCAAGGTATGGATCATAATTCATATAATCTTTAATATCAATACTCGCACCATTTTGTTGCCAAAAATTTGACTGAGCTTCATAGTTACCTTTATGAAAAGCATCTACATGCTCAGGATGAATACTAGATCCCAGTTCCGTTCTATAAAGAAGTAGAGGAATAGAAAAAGTATTTCCTGAATTGTAAATCAAATCATCAGCAACAGGTCTTGGTTTACATCCGTTGTCCAACTTATATTTTTCTCCACGACAATGTAACCTAACAAGTTTTTCCGCATGATATCTATTGATTATATAACAAGCTGTGGAGAAATCATTTACAAATCTCTTATGTAGTTTTACATGAATATCACCAGTACAGATGATAGCAATTTGAATTACATCATAGTCATATGGAAAATGTGCGTAGAAATCATCCCAAGTAAAGTTCCAGTAACGAACGAGATCCAAACTACAATCATCCTCCATGATGACAGCATAAGGACTATCAGAAGTTTTCAAGTAATGCTTAAGTGCTTTAAGATGTGAAGTGGTACATCCAATCTCTCCAGAACTCATCATCTCAGGATAACGACCTGTCAGAATATCACTCAAGTCATCTTCTCTACCATCATAGGCAGAGATTCTCTCGTAGGTTTCAATTTCCCAATATTTAAACTGGGACTCCATATACTCTCTTCTTTCTGGTTGATCATCAAGATTCAAGTAATATATTGGACCAATGTTTTTTAATTTGTAAGTAGATTTGTTTTTATCCATTATACTTTTTGAGATAATCTTGTTTTGAATAATACTCCAATAGTTGCTCTCTATTCATTTGTTGAATTTTTTCCCACTCTTCCATATTGGAAACCATGTGTGGATTATTAAACCAAGAGTTTTCTCCTCTTGAGTGTTCCAAATGATAGACATAATCATTGATTCTACCAACATTATATCCTAGAGTTACAAATCTGTAAAATCTTTCTTTGTCTTCTGGTGCGTATGCTTTAAAGTTTTCATTTTCCATTCCCCCATCAATATAAACTTGACGATTAAAGAATTGAACCCATCCGGAATCTGAAGTGTGAAGTTTTGAGTGTTTCTCAAGATTTTCAAAATCACCTGTTTGTAAAAATTGAGAAACTATTTCATCAGTAGCAAACACTTGCTTTTGATACATTCCTTGTCCATAAGGATAAATCACATCGTGAGTATGATGAATGATGGACTGATATGCTTCATGATAGGAATCTATAGGAAGTAGAACATCACAATCATAGTTAACAACTATCTCTGTCTTTGCCTCCATTATCATTTCGTTCAAAACTTTTTGACGATGAAAGAGTGGTTCATTACTCTTCTCAAAAATATGAAAGATGTGAGTATCAACATCATAAAAATCTTTTAGAACAGGAACAACATCTCTAATAAAAACAGATTCAGAGTCTACCTCTTTGATAATGATGTTTGTATCAAAGTTGTCTATTAAAAATGCTGTTGTTGTAATAACATTACGCAACCTATCTTGAGATTCAATACGAATTGGAATAATAAAAGTTGCTTCTTTTAAATCAAATCTAGAATTCATCACAAGACATTCCATTCAGGACAGTACAAATCCTTTGTATCTTTATCAGCATACGCTGGACCAAACCACATTTTGGGTGCGATTACTTTTTTATTGGGATTGGATTGTAACCATGCTCCCCACCAACTCATGGAACTATTAGCAATAATGGCATGTGAACAAAGTGACATCAAACACAAGTCTGTATATGGTAAGAAGGATCCATCATCATACTTATATTGTGGTTCTGAAATAAAGAATCTATCACCAGAGAAAAATTCTTGCTCCTTTACCCAGTCCACAGAATCAGAAAAAACAATCACTGGTTGATTATCAGAAAACTCTTGAAGTGCTCTCTCATAATAATCCAAAGACTGAACTGGATGTTGGTCTGAGCAATTTACATATGCCCATTTGAATCCTCTTGGGTCAATAAGATTTGGATCACCACGACGAACATGGAGCATGATTGGTTCTTGTCCATCAAACTGCTCTATGAATTCTTTACAAGGATTCAAATGTTCATCTAAAAAAGTAAAATCTTTTTTGATTATATCGGAAATATGTTTGAAATACTTTTCAGACTGAAAAAATCCATACAGACTTACATTGTCTGGACAGTTATCAAACAATTTTTCATCAAAATGAAAATGTTCTTCACGAACATAGTTCTCTTCTTGAATATATCCTACAGGAATATGATCAAGATTAAAACATTCGTGAAGGCTATAATTTTCAATACCCTTATTTTCTGGTGAGGGAATAGTAATGTCATAATTATGTTTTGCTGCTATTCCCCGTAGGGCAGAAAACTCAAACATCTGATTGCCAAGACGCCCAAGATGACCTAGATGATTAAAACCTATCATAAGAATTTCAAAAGATTATTTACTCGGTTGATGAAGGTATGATTTTCTTTAACGTAATTCATTGCCTCTCTCATATTTACACTCTGATTAATCTCTGCTTCCAGAAGATTTTGATATAGTGTTTGTGGAGTTCCACCAAAAACAACATAGTCTCCAAGAGCACGTTTGACTAGTGGAGAGTTGGTTCCAGTAATTCTACCATAACTAATGTTCTTCCACATTCTACATGGAATATATCCGTGTTGAAGGTGGAAGTCACTTCTAAAATCTGGACACAAAAAAGACTGCCTTATCAGATTTCTATTTTCCTCATCACTGGCATTCTGGGTATAAACCATAAATTCAACGCCGTGGTTTTTACTTATAATATTAGCAAATTCTTGTGCCCACCAAAATCCCTGCTCATATAACATTGCAACATAATGCAGTTTCTTTTGTTCAGGATTGAATACCACATAATCATCAACATCTATCTCACTTGGAAGAAGATCTGTTCCCCAAGGTTGATACAATGTTCTCGTTTGATTATCCCAATACGCAAGATCGGAAATCTTTTCATGCACTTCCTCTCTCGGCAAGTAGTTACCAAGTTTCAAAATATTCTCATAGGGTATTCCTTTTTCAACAAGTTCGCCCTCAGGAAAATGATGTGTAATATACTTACAATCTTTTCTTATTGGCAGACCTCTCTTTACAGAATCTTCAACAAAAATTAAAGAGTTTGATACATCAATGGTATCTACGTCAGTCGTATCAACCCAATGAGTTTCCCACCCAAGATCCTTAAAAGCCCTATAGTATCCATTTTGAACATAACTATGAGTCGATGTGTGTAACTTATGTGCCCAGATTATTACTTTGTTCATTCAGAATATTCCCAAGTATCAAAAAAATCTTTATGCTTTTCTTCAAGATATTCTAACTCACTTTGAATAAACTGCCAAGAGGTTCCGTCACCCTCAATAACAATATCATAATTTATTTTTGAAGTTGCGTTATTGGAATGTTGTCTACCTGTTGTCAGAACATCATTAATAATAAGTGGAGATCCGTGTCTTAAACGAAGGCGATGATACCATTCATGATCCATACTCAAAGAGACATTTGTATCAAAATATTCAATATCTCTGTTTCTAATAGTTACATTTGTTGGACAACCTAAAAGATTATTCCCCACTAATAAATGATCTGGGTATTGGGGAATTCTAGTATCAAAGTAATTAATAGAATCGTAAGTGTGATTGAAAGAATTGACCAACCAATACCTATCACTATTATCCAAAGATTCTACAATGATTTTAAGAGCGTCTTTAGAATAAAGAAAATCATCACAATGCAAAATTTTGATATATTCTCCTTTACATAGATCCATTACAAAATTTGAATTGGCAGACATGCCAATATACTCAAGATTCTTTTTGTAGACAACATTAAATTTATCCTCATAAGACTTACATAATGTTTCTGCTAAATCATTTTTTGAGTTGTCAGAAACAACAACCTCATAATCAACAAATGTCTGTTCCAATATACTATCAAAGCATTGTTTTAAATAAGACAGATCTTTTTCATCTTTAATATAAGTTGGTATAGCGATAGAAATTTTCATAGTAAAGTCCAATGGGGTAGATAAAGATCTTGTGTTGATAAGTGAGAACCACCAGAAGAATACCAGTTCTTAGGAGCAACGACATTCTTAGAATCTGCCAACCATGCTCCCCACCAACTAAATGAACTGTTGGCAATGATATGATGAGTACACATAGTCATCAAACAAAGGTCCATGAGATTATTGTCAGTTTCAGAAACTAAAAATCTATCTGGTTTAAACAAGTCCTGCTGCTTACACCAATCAGTATCATCAGAAAAGATGAGAACTGGAAGACTACTATCAAATTGTTCCAGTGCTTTTTGGTAGTATTCAAAACTACATTGTCCGTGAAAAGAGAAATGTTCTGGTTTCAAGTAATCAGTTCTTCTTACATGTAGAGATATGACTTCATCAAACTCAAATGCTTCTTTACATGGATTCCAAATTTCATCCACAAAAGCGAAGTCTTCACGAATCTTATTTTCAATGTGTTTGAAATACTTTTCAGATTGAAAATACCCATACAAACTTACATTATTTGGGCAGTTATCAACAAAGTCCTGAGAGTAAACGTGAGAAGAATTGTCAGGTTCTTTATAATAATCTCCCTCAATGTATCCAATATGCGCTACACTAGGTAATTTGAATGCTTCAAATAATTGATGTTCATTCCACTGATCTCTAAAGTCTGAAGGAGGAATGGTAAACTCATAACCATTTCTAGCAGCAATACCTCTTGTGGCAGCGTACTGAAACATCTGATTGGCAAGTCTACCATTCTTCCCCAGGTGATTGTATCCGATCATATTATTCTCCTAATTCAACTCCAGGTGGAAGTCTAAAATGAAATCCAAAGGGCATAATACCTTCACACTCAGGAACTCTAACTTCCTGAGAAAATCTAACAGCAACTTCAACTGGAGCATACTTACATCCTTGCTCCAAAAATATGTGTCGATTGTGTACACATACATTACCATCCTCGTGGTAATTTACAACTCCTTCTGGCATCCAGTAAAAGTCGCTATTGTTTGTTTCCCAAGGAACTTCAACATTATTGGGAATATCAAGAAACTTTTTACTTCTCAAAGAGAACCCCCCATTACCAACTCGGTGATGATTACCAAAAGGATCAATATAAGCGTCTTCAGCATATGGCCAAGGAGCACCAATATAATCATAATTTAACCAATCATTATCCCATTTTTCTGGGAACAAGACAAATCCATCTTGCTGAACCAATAGGCAATGAGATGTATCTACGTGCTCTCCAAGTTTATACACAACATAGTAGTTGTAGTCATTATAACTACTGATTTCTATCTTTGGTTCTTCCAGTAGGATACCATCTTCTTTAAGAGAGTTTTGATACTGCTTTATATTTTCTGGGGTTGTTATTATTTTTACACTACCATATTCAATACCGTTCATACTGGTGTAGACCGCTTGAATAGTTTCTTCTATTCTATCAGTAGTATCAATTGATATTAAGGTTACTCTATTTAAATCAATCATTAGTAAAGGATTCAACAGTTTTGTCAATATAATCAATCATCTTTTGATTGATAGTGGGAGAGCATCCAAGGAAGAATACTTTATCTAGAACTTGGTTTGCTTCTGGATATTTAGTTGCATCGTCGAGATGACTATACCCAGGGTGAAGAAGAATGTTGCCCGCAAAGTAATTGCGTGTTTGGATTTTATTTTTCTCCAAATAAGCAACCAAAGATCTCTTTAGATTTTTATCATCGCAAATAATAGGAACACCAAACCAACTAGTTTCTGCGCCTTCTCTCTCATTAACAACTCTTACTCCAGGAATTTTTTCCATTATTTCCTGAATGGTATTTTTGTTATTTCTACGAATATTGTGAATCTCCTCAAACTTCAAGAGTTGAACTGAACCAACTGCTCCCTGCATATCAAGAGGTTTGAGATTGTATCCCATATTGGAAAAGACGTACTTATGGTCAACAACATCATCATAACTCTCTAACCAAGTATCAAATCTTTTACCACAGACACCATTTGAAAGAAGATTTTGCTGACCTACGCAATAACAACCTCTACCCCACCAGGCAAAACTTCTAGCAAGATCAACAATACCTTTTTCATTCGAAGAAACCATTCCACCTTCAATAGTGCAAATGTGGTGAGCAGGATAAAAAGAACAAGATGCCGCAACAGCATAGTCTGTTAGGTAGTTTCCTTTCCACTTACTTCCAAGACTATCACAGTTGTCAGCAATAATGGCAATACTATTACGTCTACACAAGTCAACAAACTTGTTAATGTCATAAGGATTGCCTAGGACTGGAGAAGAAATAGCAGCAACAGTTCTGTCAGAGATCTTATCTGAGATTTGATCAATGTCCCAGTTCAAGTCTTCCCAAACAATATCAACAAATACTGGCTTTAAACCACACTGAACAATAGGTGCTACAGTTGTAGCAAACCCACAAGCACAGACAATAATTTCATCGCCATCTTTCCACCCAAAATATTTTTTAAGGGCAGCAAACATTACAAGGTTGGCAGAACTTCCAGAGTTCACCATCACGGAATGTTTGAAGTTAAATTTGTTTGAGAACTCATGTTCAAACTTATTAACCTTTTCTCCAGAAGAAAGCCACTTTCCTTTTAGAACAGAATGAATAAGTTCTCTTGCTTCTAGATCATCCCAGTATGGTCCAGAATAATAGACACTATCTTTTCCAGCAACGAATTCTTTTTTATTGGCAATGAATGGAAAGATATCTCCATCCATTTCTTTTGCGGACTCTATGAATTTGTCAATCAGTTGGTACATAATTCTTCAATGATTTTTTCGATGGGGATTGTTTGCTCAAATCCAAGATTCTTTAACTTAGTGGTATCAAACCAAAAATCTTTTGTTTGTACTAGTTTGTGAAACTCAGGTGCTTCTTTATACTTTACTTGAGATGAAGAGTTTAGATACTCCTTTGCTGTATTGATTATATCACCGATTGTGGTTGGTTGTCCACTACCTACATTATAAATTTCATTTATATTTCCAGTATCACATATAAGTTTTATTGCTCTACATACATCATCAACATGCATCACATCTCTTATTGGAGTACCATCATCATACAAATAAACATCTTCATTATTTTTCAATAGACTTACCATATAACTTAAAGCATTCTTTTTTGAAGATGCTTTACCGTCACCAACACCAAGCACATTACAAAGTCTTATTATCCTATACTTTACATTATAAGTTTTACAAAAGGAGATTAGTAAATCTTCCGCTGCTTTTTTTGTAATTGAATAAAATCCTGTTGGGGAGCAGGAGTATTCTTCTTTTGCTGGTAATTGAGTTTGCCCGTAAACAAACCAAGAACTAATAAAATTGAAAGTGATATTAGAATCTCTACAAAAATCCAAAACTTCACAAAGAACCTTGAGGTTGGTTTCGACATCTAGAGTGATATTTGAGTGAACATTATAATTGTCTACTGTTGAAATCAAATATAAAATATTTTCTGTTCTTGGTTTTCTTTCCTCTCTATTTTGCCTCAAAACAAAATCTGGGTAGAGATTACAAAATCTACTACCCACAAATCCAGAAGCACCATATACACTAATCATTTCTTCCAATAATCATAAATATTCTTCTCTACTTCATACTCCATAACCTTCACTTTTCGGTTTGGTTGCTTCATTGCCCATACGAACATTGTTTCAACTAACTCTTCAAGATTAGTTTCATCTTTGAAGTTAAGAATGGTCTTCGCTTTTGTATGATCGCAGTATGCGTGTTTAACTTCGTGTCTTGGTTCTCCATGCTCTATTGGAACTTCATATCCATATTTCTTTCCAATCTTTTGAACGACTTTAGCAACTTCATTAAGTGAAAAGTATTTGTCTGCGCCAATATTAAATATTTCCCCATCATAATCTGTAAGAAGTTTATCAAATGGTTCCATATAATATTTGATATCAGAGAAGGCACGGGTCTGCTCCCCATCACCATAAACTAGAATAGGTTCACCATTCAGAGTTTTGCGAATAAAGATACCAATTACATTGCGATACTTATCCCAAATATTCTGATAGATTCCCAGAACATTATGTGGACGAACAATATTATAACGAAGTCCAAACTGTTCATGAGCGAGTCTCAAATCACATTCAACAGCATACTTTGCTACACCATAAGGATCCACTGGTTGCGGGCGCTTATCTTCAGTAAACGGAGGTTCTTGTTCTCCATATACTGCCATACTAGAAGTAAAGATGAACTTTGTATCGTAATTGATACACTCGTTGATTAGGTTAGCAGAACAAATAAGATTATTCCTATAGTTAAAATTACGAATGAATGGAGATAATCCTTCCGCAGCATAAGCAGCAAAATGAAGAAGAACATCTGGATTATGCTCTTCAAAAAGTTCGGATACTTTTTTTCTTCGCTCCAAATCAAATTTAACAAAAGTAAATTTTTCCGCTTTAGGGACAAAAGCTTTGTATCCACCCGACAGATCATCAATACCAATCACCTCATGCCCATTAGCAAGGAGATGCCTTGTGTAGTTTGCGCCAAGTAATCCAGCACATCCAGTAACAAATATCTTCATAACTTTTACTTTGATAAAATGAAAAATCCATTTCCATATGGATACTGATCAATCCATTTTTGTTTGATTGATCCAAGAGAATAAGAAAATCTTTCCAATCTAAATCCTTGAGATTCAAAAAGACTTATCCACCATTCCTCATCTTTTTTAGTGACGTGAGTAATATCAACCTCATACTCCCTAATCCTAAACCTGTCAGCATCACCCAAAGGAACAACGAAAAAGAATTGCGAAGCTTTTCTCTTTAAAGTCTGAAGGACATCCGGTAAATCATCCTCTTCAACATGCTCAAGAACATCTTTACAAATCAATAGATCATAATGATTATCATTTGGCAGAGAAACATAATCTCTAACATTTGGATGACAGTTTTCTACAGCGTATTCACTAATATCCTCACCATAGGCATCACATCCAAGAATACGAAGAGCATTAACTAGAAAACCTTTGGCACACCCATAATCAACACAACTCCTGAAAGCAAAAGTGTTTTGAATATCTAATGCTTCTGGAATAGACCTAGTAGGTTCCCACTTGTAGTTTTCATATCCAGAGATGTGTTTTCTTACACCATCTTCATAATAGTCTTTAGTGAAAAGATGCATATCAAGCAAAGTCATTATGTTCAGTTTCTGTAAGGATGTCGTCAATCAGTTCATTTTGGATAGCATACTTACAGTAGTGGCAAGCATGATGTCTAAGAGTTGGTGGCTTACTATAGAATTCTTCTATACCATCAATGTCACAAACTGCGAATTGAGACTCTGGAACATAGTTATAATTGTTTTCAATAGACAACTCCGCAGAAGGACAGGCATAAATGTACCCATCAGTGAATAGAAATGGTTTAACCATATGCATATAGCAATGGTCATTTCTACGTTCCCCTTTAAAGTTAAAGTCTGAAAGGAAAGCATACTTTAACTTCCTACCACGATCTTGTTCGTAGTGCTCAATTACTCCACGAATAGTTTCAATATCCTTCTCAGTTTCTTTTACATCCTTAATAGCATTAAAAGCAATACGGCAAGGAACACCATTTTCCTCTACCCAGTCTAACATACGAATGAAGTTTTCGGTAGTCTGGAACTTCTGAGATAGAACTCTCTTATTCTTTACATCAGTCCAATCGCCAGTGATGTTAGGGTTCTTAGATGTTTCTAGGTTTTCATCCCAAACATAAGCAGCAGATGGTTTACAATTAGTTCCTTCAAATACACTTAGGTCATACTCATAACCTTCATAGAAACCATACATGCCAAGACGAACCCAATCAAATAGTTCTACAATATCTTTTTTGATTGGACGATCTGCTCCAAAGCGAGCACCATTTGTACAGATACCTAGACTAAATCCAAGGTCTTTAGCATATCTTACAATCTTTTTAAAGTCTGGGTGGATGCTTGGTTCTCCACCACCAGTAAACTCAACACCAGTTACTCCAATCTTTTTGAAACTATCAAGTGCTTGAAGAACTTTTTCTGTTGGGAGTTTCTCAGAGATGTCTCTGTTAGCAAAGCAACAGAATGAACAAGTAAGATTACAAGCATTCGTCAGGGAAATATGTGCCATCACAGGTGATGGTGGTTTTCCTTGTTGAAGTCCTTCTAGTTTATCTAAATGCTTAAGAAGTTTTGTTGCGTTACTACTAAAACTTCTTCCTTGAACTGCGTCATCTTTTTTGACGAAAGTTCCATCATCATTAAAAATATTTGTACCCTTATATGGCAAGACAGTCATTTGTCAGTCTCCATGATGTTTTTCGCTGAGTTATTTATGGTCATGTATATAATCCCTTTCTACTAAGTTTTCATTCCAAATCAAGTAAAACATTCTTTCCATAATATGTGCCTCAGCACAAGTTGGATCGTGTGGAGGAACTGGTTTATAGTTTAGAACACTTTTTAGTTTTTCATACAAATGTTTACTATACTTTAGAATGTTCTCCTTTGGAACCACGAAGTTTGAGGCAGGAATGAATTCTATTGTATCAGTTTTTGGTGGATTGATAAAACACCAATCAAGAAGTTCATGATGACTTGAGAAGAATCTATCTTCCAAATCATTGTTGTAAGAATAATTACACCAAGCAACTGGTTGAATAAGTCTTCCATTCTGAAGAGTTTCAAGAGGAGTATAGTTTGTATGACTATGATCCCCAACCAATAGTTTCTTATCAACCCAAATACTAAACAACTCTACCGTATTCAATGATTGAATAAACCTTTCTTTTGTTGTGTAGTAGTTTTCACCTCTAGAAAAAAGATTACCTTTAACAAAAATAGAAACATCTGGAAGACAATCATAGTTGTCTATTATAAAGTTCAATATATCATACTGATTGGCACCAAAGTTTGGAGACTTTGTTACTTTTCCAAGATGACTATAATCAACTTCAACATCACTTTTATCATAGATGAATGTATTTTCAGAAGAGAATCCATAAGGATGAGTTTCTTTCAACCATTCTAGATCCCAGTTGTAGTTAGAGACTACTAATGATTTACTATACGTCATTTGTTTCCAGGAAATGGACCTTCACCTTTTAGGAAAAATCTTTCTTGTTTGAATCTTTCATTATAAAGATTATTCCTTAAACTATATTCTTCATACTCTTTCCAACACTCATCATAAGAAAAAAGATTTCCTTCTCTATCTTGATACATCCACCCACTATAAATGTTTTGTGGCATGGACCAATATCCGTCAGAAACATTATGTCTTGCCCAATATTTTGGGGCGATTATATTTTCAATAGTGTCACTAGTGAATACTGGAAAGAATGAGAAACTAGAGTTAGAAAGAATTACATGCTTAGAATTCTTAATTATAGCATAGTCCTTATCAACCGTAAAATGGTAAGCAGGTATTTCTGGAAGAATAGACTTAGACGCCTCTACATCATCAGTGATTGATACAAATCTCATATTTGGATTTATTTTAACCATGTTGTTCATGGCATTAATCCAATAGTCTCTAACTAAGAAGAGTACTGGATCATTTCTATACTCACCGCCACGAACATTTAAGACACAAACATCATCATCAATATATTCATAAGTATCATACTCTTCTTTTACTTTAAGCCACTGCTTTACAAGTTCTTTATTGTGAAGGAAATACCTTTCATCCTGCATATTACCAAACATCAATGTATTGTCTGGAACACTAACAAGATTCTCATCAAACTTACTGATATGGCATCCGTGTGTGCTATCGTGCCAACACGTTTGTAGGAACAATCTGGTATCTTTTTCGTGATAGATCTCCAATCCATCAGGGACAGGAGACCCATAATCAAGATCCATCCAATAGAATCCATTCTGATTATATCTTTTATCTCCAGACCACCCAGTATCTTTTATTCCAAACTCAAGTCCCCTATCATGGGCAATTGACCTTGTTGTAACATAGCAAAATAGTTGGTTTCCTATTCCCTGACCATTTAAAATTTCAGTAGCTAGCATAGTATCAATATTCTTTGATTAGGTTAGCATACTTATCCAAGTTGTCAAGGATGTATTGGGGGAAAGAATCATCCATAGGAAATACTTTATAAGAAGCATATTCTCTACCAAGAGGATCGATATTATCCTTTACTTTAGATACATTATTTTTAATAGCATCATTGTTCATTTCAGGATGTGATGAACACTCACACTTTTTAATCAGTCTTTCCTCAACAGTTAGTCCTTCACTACCAACATAACTCCAATGCCATCCACCAGGGAATATCCTAGAGTTCTTTTCATTTTCATGTTTAGACCTAAGTTGAGATAGTTCATACCTATTCAGAATAGGTTTCCCAAATACCTTTGTTCCCAACCATCTTGGTCTTTCATTTCCATAATCAAAGTCTGGGGTCATCGCTCTAAGGATTCCAGTAACTTCAATCAGGTTCAAATAACTAATACAATTTTCCTGAGCAAAGTGATAGATTACATCAGTCTCAAAAAAAGACTTGAGTTCTGCCACAGCATCTGGATTTGGAACTTCGTCAAGGTCTCCCCAAATAATAGCATCATCATCGCCAACGTGCTTCAGGAGAAGTTCTTTTATAGTGTCCTTCTGATAGGCGTCTCTCTGTTGTGCTTCAATCTGAGTTCCATATTTTCTGCCATATTCTGAGAGTACCGATTTATCGGCATCCTCGACAATATTGTGAATTATTTTGTGATTGAATTTTTCAAACTTATCTTTATTCTCTTGATAGTATAGAATTTTATCATTACCCTGAAAATCTTTTGTTCCTTCACTCAGAACAAAAAAGTCTACATAAGGGTCAAGTAAGTTCAATCTGATTTCTAACAGATCGACTTCATTGAAAAATGGAAATACATCAAATACCTTCATAGTCCTTCCTCATAGCATTAAAAACTTTAGCAATACCTTGATCTATAGTAGTTTTTGGCATCCACCATTTAGAAATAAAGGTGTCTGCCATATTTCTTTTATCTAACTGAACACTATCTTTTTCTTCAGATGGTTTGATAACAATATCATATTTGCCCATGAGAGCAAATTGTCCAGAGATGATACTGGCAATATCAATAATCTTTGTGTAATGAAAACTTGTGATATGAAGATTATCCTCTGATGTAAAATCAGTAAAGTTTTCCATTACTGTTTCAAGTGCTTCACAACAATCTTCAGCGTAAAGAAAATCCCTTTGCTCTTGACCGTCTGTAAGCATATCAATCACGCCCGTTTCAAATCCTTTACGGATAAAGTCAGTGATGACGTGCGCCTTTTCATGGTCTTTCTCAATACCATAAACATTCCAGAACTTAACAATAAGTCCATTGAGAGACTTAGTATAAAGTTCTCCAACATTCTTAAGCACTCCATATGGAGAGTAACTCATGTTACTCATTTGAGAAGAAGCAAATACAAATCTCTTATTGTATTTTTTCAAATACCCAAATGCATTTGCCATTAAACGAGCATTGTTATCAATGAATTGGAAAGTATGTTGATACTTTTTGAGATAACGAGAACCACCAACATCAAATGCAAGGAAGAACACAAAGTCTGCTGTCTCAATTGCGTTTTCAAGATATTGATTTGGTATTACGGTCATATCATGATTAGGTGTTTCAACCTTATCAAAATGAATAACCACATGTCACTTCTTACGAAGATATTCCGAAAGGTAGGCACCAATCTGCCCACTTGAACCCAAGATTGTAATTTTCATATCAAACTCTATAGTGATCTACATTTTTATTGCCATTAAGTTGGGAGTGTATCCAATCGTATGTCTTAGAAATTCCTTCATCAAGGGTCATAGAATAATCCCAATCAAGTTTTTCTCTAATTAAATCATTATTTGAATTACGACCACGAACTCCAAGAGGTCCATCAATATGTTTTTTAGTGATTGTTTTACCTGCTGCCTTTGCTGCAATGTCTGCCAGTTGATTAATAGTTACCATCTCCTCAGATCCAATATTCACTGGTCCCATAAAATCAGACTGAACAAGACGATAGGTTGCTTCAACACACTCATCAATATAAAGGAATGAACGTGTCTGTTCCCCATCTCCCCAAATTTCAATCTCACCACCACCAATTGGAAGTTCTGCTACTTTACGGCAGATTGCTGCTGGCGACTTTTCCTTTCCGCCGCGCCAGGTTCCTTCTGGTCCGAATATATTATGATATCTAGCAACACGTACAGGAATACCATAGTTGCGATTATAAGCAAAATAGAGACGTTCTGAGAACAGTTTTTCCCATCCATATTCACTATCAGGTCCTGCTGGATAAGCATCATCTTCTTTAAGACCAGGATTCTCTGGATCCATTTGAATGTGCTCTGGATACATGCAAGCAGATGATGAGAAGAAAATAGTTGTCTTATTTACTTCTTTCATCTCGTTCAAACACTTTTGAGAGCGAAGAACATTTAGATTAATCGACGCAGAATTATTCATTACATCTGCATCGTGATCTCCAGTAAAAATATATCCAGCACCACCCATATCAGCAGCAAACTGATAAATCTCATCAAAGGTATCAACATATTTACTGGGGACAAACTTATAGAAGTTGCTTGCATATCCCCTAAACTGAACGATCTTATCAACAAGAATCTGATCTGTTAGATCTCCTATGATGAATTCATCCGCCTCAGTTTTAGAATGCTCTGGATATTTTACGTCTACACCACGAACCCAATATCCTTCTTTCTTCAGTCGTTTAACCATGTGACTGCCAATAAAGCCACCAGCACCAAGAACAAGTGCTGTTTTAATATGTTGTGTCATGAACAAACAATAATCTCCTAGTATATATTATACCATATTCAGACAATACCAGTCATAAGTTTTCTTAAGACCTTCTTCAAGAGATATCTTTGGTTCCCATCCAAGTTCTTTAATTTTATCAACGTTTAGAACTTTGCGAAGAGTTCCATTTGGGGCATCAGTATTCCATTTGATTTCTCCAGTAAATCCAACAACTTTAGAAATCATCTGTGCTAACTCCTTGATCGTAATGTCTTCACCGACACCAACATTGATGTGAGAAGATTGGTCATACTTTTTCATACAAACATAACAAGCCTCTGCTAGATCATCGGCGTGAAGAAATTCTCTTCTAGGAGAACCATCACCCCACAAAGTTACTTCCCCACCCTCATGAAGTTTACGAATTAAAGCAGGTAAAACATGACAAGTTTCTAAATCAAAACTATCATTAATACCATATAGATTACAAGGCATTACGCTAATAGCGTTAAACCCATACTGCTCTCTGTATGATTGGCACATCTTAATACCAGCAATCTTAGCAATAGCATAAGCATCATTTGTTGGTTCAAGTGGTCCAGAAAGTAGAGATGATTCTAAAATTGGAACTTCAGCAAACTTAGGGTAGATACAAGAAGAACCAAGAAAGAGAAGTTTCTTAACTCCAGTTTGATAAGCAGAATCTATGATGTTTGATTGAATCATCAAATTATCATAGATCATTTCTGCTTTATGATTCTTATTTCCTAGAATCCCACCAACTTTTGCGGCGGCAAGGAAAACATATTGTGGTTCTTCTGAAAGAAAATATCTTATAGTTTCATCTTGATTAGTAAAGTCAACATCATTACGAGTTCCTTTAATAATATTTGTATACCCCTTTTCTTCAAGGTTTCTTACTATTGCTGATCCAACCATTCCGTTAGCACCAGCAACTAAAATTTTAGATTGCTTGTTCATTTTTACACATATCCTCAACTAGTTTCTCAAAAGAAGTTTTTGGTTCCCACCCCAACTGAAGTTTCGCTTTTGTATAATCCCCAAGAAGAGAATCTACTTCTGCTGGACGGAAGTATTTTGGATCAACCATTATACGAACTAACCCAGTATTTGTATCAATTCCAACTTCAGTTCCATCAACAGTAAACTGCCACTCAATATTCATTCCAAAGTAAGGTGCTGCTGCCTCAACAAACTCACGAACTGAATATTGTTTTCCTGTAGCAATCACAAAGTCATCAGGTTCTTCCTGCTGTAGCATCATCCACATTGCTTCAACATAATCTTTAGCGTGTCCCCAGTCACGTTTGGCATCAAGATTGCCCAACTTAAGAACAGTCTGCTTACCTTCAGACATTGCCTTAAGACCTCTTGTAATCTTCCTTGTTACAAATGTTTCGCCACGTCTGGGAGATTCATGATTAAAAAGAATGCCAGTACAAGCATACATTCCATATGCTTCTCTATAATTTTTGGTGATCCAGTATGCGTAAATCTTTGCTACACCATAAGGAGAGCGGGGATAAAAAGGAGTAGTTTCACGCTGAGGAGTTTCTTGAACAAGACCGTAAAGTTCACTTGTAGAGGCTTGGTAAATGCGGACACGATCTTCCATACCCAAGAGGCGCACTGCTTCAAGAACACGGAGAGTTCCCATACCATCCACATCAGCAGTGTATTCAGGCATCTCAAAGGATACTTTGACATGACTTTGAGCACCAAGATTATAAATCTCATCAGGTTGAACTTTTTGAATAACTCTGACTATATTAGTAGAATCTGTTAAGTCTCCGTAATGTAACTTAATATTTTGAAATATATGATCAATGCGATGAGTATTAATCATAGAAGAACGACGGACAATACCATGAACTTCATATCCTCTTTCCAATAGAAATTCAGCAAGATATGAACCATCTTGTCCTGTAATGCCCGTAATTAAAGCAACTTTCATACACAATTATTTTTTTCTATTATAATAAAAAAGGTAGGTTTATGCAACCTACCTTTGATTATTCAGGCTCGCCACCAATTCTTTGACTGGAAATTGGAAACCAGGCGGGAGAGAGTCCCATCCGCACCACTTGCTCTTGAGAGAAGCAAGAAACTCATAAGGGGTCATTTGACTCCACCACCTAGTTTGTCTGAACTAGGAAAAGTTGGACTAGTTTTGGTATTTCAATAGCGGCATAAAAACCACATAAGAAAAGAATATCCCAAAACTTATATTTGATAGCAAAGGGAACAACAAAGATATTCCCAATACATTTTACAAATAGTCCGATTTTCATATCTCCCCATAAAAGAAAAAAGTATCCTGATAAGAGGAGAAGATTTCCAATGTATCTGAATACATTAGATTTTGCCATAAGGGGTTTGCTCCCGACCAGTGCGCTTTTTAAGTCATCCCGAGACTATTTAATCATCCTTTACATAAGCAGGAACTCTATCAGGATCCAACCAACATGTATAATCATAATCTTCCATAGCAGTCATTAACTGCATTTCATTATCACAAAGATACATGTCACGATATCTACCAGTATATGAATCTACCTTTTGAATTCTACAATCAGGTTTTCCATTAATTTCCAAGGTGCCAACTTGAACATAACGATAAGGAAACCGTTCCATAAGAACGGCTGGTTTCCTGATTACTTTCATCATACAACCTCAACTGATTCAAGATCGGAAAGAATATATTCCATCAGCATTTCATAATCATCCATAGGATCACCAGAAAATACTACACCCTCGTTTTCATAGTAGCGGCGAACCTTTTTGTAAAGTTTCGGATTCTTTACATCAAGATAGAAATCACCATTTGCTGCACCACGAAGGGTTTGAACGTCTTTCTTGAATTTTGCTGTAAGAGTCATTGTTTTGAATGTTAACCTTGTTATTATAAGGTTTTGACTTATGAAAGTCAATATGGACAGAAGAGTTTCTGTCCCAGTGCTCCTTGCGTGGATCGAACACGCCTCAGGCGAATTATGAGTTCGCTGCATTCACCAGATTGCTAAAGGAGCAAATGCTAATATAGGACTTACTAGGCACCGTCTGGTGATGCCTATATTAGCAATAGGAGTACTGGGAGTTGAACCCAGACTAAGCCCTTATAAGGAGCCCGCTCTAACCATTAAGCTATACTCCCGCAGATGAACTACGATGCTTCGTTATTGTTTTCCGTGTATATTCGGAAAAGTTCATCATCTGCAGGAACCATAACTGCTCTATTCTTTCCATCTTCTATTCCAAGAGTTTCTCCATTCTCTACTCTTGAAATTATAGCGTCCCAATTTTCTTGCCAGTATTCCACGGTATAAAAAGGAATGTCTTTCATAGTTGTCATATTTAGACAATCGGGGTGACAGGATTCGAACCTGCGACCTAATGCTCCCAAAGCATCCGCGCTACCAAACTGCGCCACACCCCGTTGTTTCTTACCCACTAATTATACTACTTCTTGTGGTGCTTGTCAAACGGTGCCCAGTGCTGCCAGTCGTATTTGTGGACTGCCCAGATGCCCAAGATAGGCACAAAGACCATTACATAACAAATGAATCCAAGAAATAAATCGTTGTTGAGTGCTGCTGCTGCGAAATGTCCCATTAATGTGCCGTGCCGTTTCCTTTATAGTTATCACTATCATAATAACTCCCTTTTTTTGATCCAACATATAAAGTAGCAACCACAAAAGGGATTGCTAGTACAATAAGAAATCTTCCTAATAAATGTTCCATTACATTCCTCCGTTTCTAAATCCAACAATGTAACCAATAATCAATCCACACATAAATGCCACAAACATATAGAGAACATGTGAAGTAAACTCAATAAAGATTAACCAATCTTCAGTAGTCATCCTCATCCTCATATGTAGATGGTTCTTCAAAGAGTTCATCCATTTTTTGTTCCAGAACTCTTTCCTGCAATTTCTTTAGATCTTCTTCGGTGAGAGATATCATTTGTCCTTTAGTAGTTCTTCTATTCTTTTACGCATGTTGGAGCTATCTTGATTTAAATAGTCCCTAAGAGAATAACCTCGCTGCCCTCTCATAATACATGTTCCTTGATAGAACATGGTAGCAGCGAAAACTAATAATAAAACGATACCTATTATTTCAGGGTAATGTTGAGCCATGGTAGAACAGGGGGTATTACTCCAATGAGTCTAAGCAGACCCTCAGCAAAAAGTGCAAGAACAACCCAACCAACACACATACTGATAATCGAAGCATTACGATTGTGGCGTCGTATGGCAGCATCAATCATCTCCTGACATTCTGAGCGTGTAATCAACTCCTCTTGTTCATACATCATATTTGTCACCAAGAAACTTTGCTAGAGGATCTTTTTTAGTTTTTAAAATCTGACATGCTCTATAGTAAAACATATTGTCGGTATTACCAGAGGCTTCAAAAGTTGCCTTGATCTTCACCCAGTTCTCGTAGGTGTGTTGATCCATAGGATTTATACTTGCGATAATACTATATACTAATAAAAAGATTTTAAAAAGCAACTTTTGTGTTCATATGGCAACACTGTTGAAGAAAATATTAAATTTGTAACTTAACTTAAACGGAAAGGAGAGGATTCGAACCTCCGGAGGCTTTCACCTCTTTTGTTTTCAAGACAAACGCCTTAAACCACTCGGCCACCTTTCCAAATTGTCAACGAATTTCAAAGTCCAATTTACGAACTTTACGTTGTCTTCTTGCCTCTTGCCAGGCAATATCCTGAGAGGAGAGAACATTTTTTTGTTCTTTCTGTGTAGAGTTTACCATAACTACCCTACTTAAGTCAACTGCTGTAACACTATCTCCCTTGACTGTCATCATATTATGACAACCACAAACTTGAGTTTTATTTGTGCTTGTCAATTCTTTATTACAATCTCTACATCTTACTATCATCATTGGTATTCATCCTTATCACTGTAAATGTGATCTTAACATCCATACAAATTTGCCATGAGATTCCATTAAATCTTGAGCAAGGTTAGCAGTCGCATATTGTTTTTGTGCTTCTGCTTCTTCAGAAATTTCCTGAAGCATTTCATAGAACTTATTGTTATTATCAAGAAGTTCTTGAAGCATTTCTTTTGCTCCAGTTGAACTTGCTGCTTCTTTAATTTGGGTCACCTCAAGCATTCTTGAAAGAGAACTTAATGGTTTTACATTCAAAAATCTCATATGCTCAGAGAGACGATCAATCTCTTCAATCATCGTTTCATACTGACCACCAAAGAGTTGATGGAGTTGAGTGAAATCTTCACCAACTACATTCCAGTGAAATGCCCAAGTTTTATGGAATAAAACAAAAAGCGATGACTGAGCATCACTTAGTAGTTTATAAAGTTTTTCCATTATACTCTTTTTTTAAATATTTATCAAGT